ATGGGCAAGACCTTGGTGCAGAACAACGGATTGCTGCCGAAGGCGGTCGGGGGCCGTTGGGTCCTGCCTGGCGAGTCCGTGCTCCTGGAGGATGACGCGGCACGCCAAGGCGCGGTCGACATTCGCTTCCAGCGGGCGGTCGGTGGAGGCGTTCAGGCCGTTGCGGGCGACACCGGGCAGTTGTTCGGGCTGCTCCCGTACGACAAGGCGGCTGCCGCTGAGGTACTCCTGTCGGGTGATCGCAAGGGCGGCAATCTGCTCGTTGACTGGGGAACCTGCAGCATCGGGGCTCCGACGGCCGGCTGGGTGGTGACGATCGACCCATCGCGCACCTACTGCGGCAGGCCTTCGCTGAAGGTCCACACCAATGGAGTCGCGCCGTCCGGCGGCACGACCCTGGTTTGCACGATCACGCTGCCGAATGCCACCTTTCTCGGTGGCTCGAAGCGGCTGCTGCTGCCCGTCGCTCCCGGTGACAAGGCGGTGGCCGGAGATGACAACAAGCAGATCCAGTTGTGGGCAAACCTCAGCGCTGGCTCCACCCACCGGATGATGTCCTACCTGTCGGCTGGGTCTGGATCGGATGGCGACTGGTTGCTGGCTGGGCCTTACAGCGCCGATGCTTCCGGTAGCGGGCACGTCACTGGCACCGAGCAGTGGGCCAAGCTGCGCTCTGAGGATGTCACTTCCATGCGTTTGGTCATGACCTGCGCGGCCGGTGGCATCCCGGTGGAGTCTGCTGTGGCCATCGGTCCCCTGATTGGGGACGCCTGGACGGCTCCGACGCTGACCATCTTCGCCGACGGCAACTACAGTGGTCAGTACAAGTACCTTCGGTCGCTTCTTGCGCAGTACGGTCTGAGGGCATCGCTGGCCACCATCCCGTACTGGATCGCCGAAGGCCGCGCCGGCATCATGACTGCATCCCACATGGACGCGATGATCGGGGACGGCCACGAGGCCATCCACCATACCGGCCTGGCCGGCCCAGCGGGCAACGTCGATGTGGGCTGGGACAACACCGTCAAGTACCCAGACGGCCAGGAGTACGCGCTGGTCAAGGCGGACGTGGAGGCAACCCAGGCCTACTTCCGCGCCCGCGGCTGGACCGCTGGCTTGGGGTACGGGGTGGTGGGGTTCACGTCCGGACTGTCGGGTAGTCAGACCATCCTGCGGCGCCGCAACATCATCCGCGGGCTGCGCGACGGTGGCCTGCGCCATGTCCGCCAACTCGGCGGCTACACGCAGTCCCACTTCGAGCACGCCGATCACGGCCCATTGGTCAAGCAGGTCACGACGATGGTGCAGACCAGCGTGGCTTACCCCACTGTTAGCGTGCAGGCCCTGGTCGACAAGCTGCTGCTGCGCGGCGGCTGGACAGGCATCACCTACCACGACCTTGTCTTGACCGGCGAGTCCGGCAACAGTCGCAACGTCGACGCGGTCGCTGCCGACCTCGACTACATCGGGGCCAAGGTACGCAGCGGAGATCTACGCGTTCTCCCCATGAGCGAGGCGATCCCCGCCTTGCCCGCACCGCGCTGATCCCGTTCGTTCAACTGCAGGGTCTGCCGCGGCCACCGCGTCCTGGCACGCGCACGCCACCCCCCACCCCTGCAAACGTCACCCCTGCGTGGCCGACCATGTGGTCACCATGCAAACCCGCCTGTTGTCTCCTCGGCTGTGGAAGGCCGTTCGTGCAGCGCGGCTCCCGGGTGGGCCGCGCCGCATGCTTCTTTCCGCTGACGGCGGGGCGCCGGGGCTGGTGCGCTTCCTGTCGCTGCCGGTGCAGCTGGCCGACGGGGCGCGCAGCTCGTGGGTGACGGTGACCCGCACGGGCACCTTCACCGATCCGCGCTACGGGCAGTTCGACATCACGCCGGCCATGCTGGCGCAGATGGTGGCCAACTTCGACGCGCGCGTCCTGGGACAGGACGTGTTCTTCGACGTCGCCCACAAGCCCTCGGACGGGGCGGCCTGCCGGGTGTTGCGCCTGGCCGTGGACAACGGCCGGCTGCGCGCCCTGGTGGAGTGGACGGACTTCGGGATCGATGCCGTCAAGAAGCGGGGCTTCACCTACCTGTCGGCCGAGTACCACGAGGACTGGCGCGACAACGAGCAGGGCGACGCCCACGGCTGCGTGCTGCTGGGCGCCGGGCTCACCACGCGCCCCGTGATCAAGCACCTGGACCCGGTGACGCTGAGCCACGACGGCCAGGCCGACCCCGACGACGAGCCGGCCAAGACCGCCATCCACCCCTCCCTGATCAAGACCCTGACCCAGGAGTCCGCGATGAACAAGCACCTGAAGACCCTGCGCGAGAAGCTGCTCGCCCTGGGCCTGACCGAAGCGCAGGCCCAGCCCATCCTGGACGCCGCGCTCAAGCAGCTCGAAGCCGCCGCGGCCGACGAGGCCAAGTGCCTGGCGCTGGTCGACACCTACACCGCGGCCGGCGACGTGCTGGCCAAGCAGGTCAAGACCCTGGCCGCCGCCGCGCCGGGCGGCCCGGCCCCCGTCATCACCCTGCAGGTGGGCGGCGGTCTGGACCAGGCCGCCGTGGGCGCCGAAGTGGCTCGCCTGCTGGCCGCCCAGGCCAAGACCCTGGCCGACGACCAGGCCGCGCTGGACGGCAAGGTGAAGCTGCTGGGCGACACCGTGGCCGCCAGCCAGGCCCTGGCCGACGAAGCGAAGACGGCCATCGTCGACGAGCTGAAGCCCCTGGTCACCAAGGAGCTCAGCGACGACCAGATCAAGCGCCTGGCCGAGTTCGCCATCAGCAAGCACACCGCCGTCAGCGCCGCGCAGCAGCTGGCCACGCTGGGCTACCGCCCCGCCTCGGGCTCGGTGCACATCACCGTCGACTCGGGCAACCAGATCAAGGCCCTGCAGCAGCAGGTGGACCGCCGCCTGGGCTTCGACGTGCTGCCCGCCGTGCAGCGCTACGAGCGCACCGGCGGCGTGCTGCTGGCCCACAACCAGGCCTTCGCCGAGAAGGCGCTGGCCCAGTTCGACGCCCTGCACGGCGCCCGCCTGGCCACCGAGCACAAGCTGCTGGCCGCCGGCAGCGGCAACAGCGGCGACGTGGCCGTGCCCGCCATCTTCGAGCGCACCGTGCTGCGCGAGGCCCTGTACCAACTCACCGGCCTGAGCTTCGTCAACGTCGGCACCGTCGCCTTCGCGCCGGTGGTGCAGATCCCCTACAGCTACCGCGACACCACCGGCGCCGGCACCGGCCAGGTGCGCGTGTACGAAGGGCAGGGCATCCCGCGCGCCGGCGTCATCCAGACCTTCGAGGAAGCCCGGCCCATCCCGCAGAAGCTGAGCTTCAAGCTCAGCAACGAAATGCGCTACCTGCTGGGCGGCGGCGCGATCGACTTCGACCCGCTGGCCGAGAACACCCGCAACGTCATCCGCATCGTCGGCGAGGACACCGACGCCCTGATCCAGAACGAGGTGCTGCGCTCCAGCGACGAGGCCCTGACCGCCACCACCACCGACACGCTCACCGCCCAGGTCAACGGCACCAACAAGATCTTCGTCACCACCCAGTTCCCGGTGGTGCGGCCGCGCCGCGTGTTCGACCTCAAGGGCGTGCAGCAGGGCGCTACCGCCAACGCCATCACCGTCACGCTCAACGGCACCGCGCGCACCGAGTACGTCAGCGGCACCGCCCTGGCCGCCGGCCTGTACTGGGTGCTGGACTACAACCTCGGCGAGATCCGCTTCGTCAACGAGGCCGGCGTGCTGCAGACCCCCACCAACGGCTGGGCGCTGACCGTGGCCTACACCTACACGCTGAACGTGGCCCGGTTCAACCTGGACGTCGGCGCCTCGCCCGACACCATCAACGCCGTCTACGACCGGGTGCTCAACTACATCGGCGGGCGCAAGGTCGTCGTCGAGAACGACCGCTACTACACCGCCAACATGCTGCTCATGAGCGGCGCGGTGGACAACGCGCTCGGCCAGGCCACCACCTTCACCGCCAACGCCTCGCGCCCCGGCACCGGGCTCAGCGCCGACGGCAGCGTGGGCACCGTCAAGGGCATCCCGGCCTTCAACACCCGCGCGCCGGGGCTCAACACCGGCGACCTGCGCATCGTCGTGGGCGAGCGCGGCAACACGCGCTTTCGCATGATGAAGCCGTTCTCCATGAACGACCTCAGCGAGGCGCGCGACAGCAACGGCCTGTTCGTCGGCGCCAAGGAGAACTACGGCGAGCAGTTCGTCGTGTGCATGACGCCCACCCAGCGCAAGAACGCCAACACCAGCCTGGTGCTGTACAGCGCCACCGCCCGCGTCGCCCGCGCCAGCTGACATGGCCAAGCGCTACATCCAGAACGACACCGCCCACACCCTGTTCGTGGGCGGCGTCATGATCGCCCCCGGCCTGGGCCGCGAGGTGGACGAGCTGTACCTGCCCGCCGGCCACCCCGCGCCGGATGGCACCGAAGCCGGCGCCGATGCCGGGGCCGGGGCCGACGCCCAGGGGCAGCAAGGCGGCGCACCCGACCACGACGCCAACCTGCCCGACCTGCTGGCCCAGCCCCTGCGCACCCTCGTGCCCACCCTGGCCGACTTCAGCGACGAGACCCTGGCCGGCCTCGACCGGCTGGAGAAGGCCGCCGCCGCCCCGCGCGTGAGCCTGCTCAACGCCATCGGCGCCCTGCAGCTGCAGCGCGCCCAGCAGCGCGCCGGCGGCGAGCCCACCTGAGCCCGGGCCCGCCGCGCCCCCACGGAGACCCCGATGGCCGGATCCATGAGCGAGGCGGACCTCATCGCCGACCTGCAGCGCTCCCTGCACGACGCCGCCAGCGTGTTCAACGCCCCGGCCGACGCCGACTGGAAGCGCATGCTCGCCACCGCGCTCACCGCCATGCAGGCCAAGCGCCCGCGCACCCTGCTGGGCCAGGTCAGCCTGGTGGCCGACGAGCCCGTGTACCCCGTGCCCGCCAGCGACTTCGCCGTCTACAAGACCCACGTCTGGGGCGCGCGGCCGCCCAAGCCCTGGGCCCAGGGCTACCCCGGCGCGCTGCCGCGCGTCAGCGCCGTGCAGTCCGGCGGCGCCTGGCAGCTCGTGTTCGACCCGGCCCCCACCTGGGCCCACATCAACGCCCACGGCAGCGCCTTCAAGTTCTGGTACTTCGGCCGCCACAGCGTCGGCGCCACCGCCGGCGACGCCACCCTGGCCGACGCCGACCGCCCCCTGCTGCTGCTGCGCGCCCAGGCCGAGGCCATGCGCGAGCTCAGCATGCGCAACATCAACAAGCCTACCCAGCTGCGCGACGGCTACAGCGGCACCCCGCGCAACAGCACCCCCGCCGCCCTGTACCGCGAGCTGCTGGCCGAGTGGGAGGCCGCCCGGTGACCGCCGACCCCCACGGCGCCCAAGCCGCCGCCGCCCACCTGCGCCGCGTGCAGCAGGCCGTGCGCGCCGAGCTGCAGCGTGCCCTGGCCGAGCTGGCCCAGCGCACCGCCGCCCGCATGCGGCAGGAGGCCCCCAAGGCCCTCAGCACCCTGGCCAACAGCGTGGCCGCCACGCCCGACGACCCCGCCGGCCTGGCCTGGCTGGTGCGCCCCGCCGCCGACTACGCCGCCTGGGTCAACCGCGGCCGCCAGCCGGGCAGGGGGCTGCCGCGCTACTTCGACCCCGCCGCTGCCAGCGCCGTGGCCTGGCTGGAAGCCCGCATCGGCGACACCGCCCGCGCCCTCGCGCCGCGCTGGCGGCCGGGGCGCATCGGCAGCGCCACCCGCACCCAGGCCGAGCTGGCCCTGCGCGACCGCTACATCGCCTGGTCCCGCCACGTGCGCCGCCACGGCATCGCCCCCAACCCCTACCTGGCCCGCACCCGCGACGCCATGGCGCGCCCCGTCGCCGACGGCCTGGCCGCCGCCGTGCGCCGCGGCCTGCAGGCCGCCGCCGGGCCCGCCGCATGACCGCCCCGCGCGAAGCCCTGATGGCCGCCGCCCAGGCCTCGCTGGCCGCCGCGCTGCCCGCGCGCCAGGTGCTGCGCGGCCTGCAGGACCCGGCCGCCCTGGGCGACGCCGCGCTGCTGCAGGGCGTGGTGGCCCTGGTGGCCGAAGGCACCGACGGCTGGACCGAGCACACCGGCCGCGAAGCCGAGTACGGCACCCTGCGGCTGGCCGCCGTCGTCTACCTGCGCGTGCCCGACGGCGCCACCACCGCCCAGCTCGAGCAGGCCGAGGCCGCCGCCGAGGGCGAACTGCTGGCCTGGTGCCAGGCCGCCAAGCCCGAGCCGCTGGACGCCGTGTACCCCCGCGCCGCCCAGTACAGCCGCGGGCTCGAAGCGCCCTACGGCTGGGTCGTCCTCACCCTGGAGGCGCTCTATGTCTGACCCCACCACCCAGCCCGGCGCCCTGCACGGCCTGCAGCGCGTTGCCGACGAAACCAGCCTGTGGCTGGTGTTCGCGCTCATCGGCGGCAGCGGCGCCAGCATGCTGGCGCTGGGCATCCTGCTGCGCAGCAACCAGGCGCTCACCCTGCGCGTGGTGGCCGGCACCCTGCTGCACAGCGCCGCCTGGGGCGCCGCCGTGTTCCTTCTGAGCTACGGCAAGGCCAGCGACGACCTGCCGTTCCTGCTCGGCCTGAGCATCTTCAGCGGCATGGGCGTGGCCAGCTTCATCGACCTCGTGCTGCTGCTCGTCAAGCAGCGGCTGGGCGTCAGCGTCACCCTCAACCCGCCCGCCAAGGACACCTGATGGCCAAGACCAGCCCCAGCGCCGCGGCCCCCGCGCCGGCCCCCGCCGAGCCCGCCGACGCCGCCGCCAGCGCCACGCCCGACACCCCGCTGCCCCTGCCGGCCAGTGGCGGCTGCTGGGTGCGCAACCCCGACGGCAGCCTCAGCCCCGACCCCGCCGAGCACCCGCCCCAGCCCGGCCCGCAGGAGTGACCCGCCATGAAAGACGCCCTCAAGGTGCTGCTGTGGAAGCCCGAAGCCACCTACAACGTGGACCCCGTGCCCACCAACCTGGCCAACGTCATCGTCGCGCAGAACATCGAGATCAACCCCCTCGAGATGGACACCGACGACTACACCCCCGTGTCCAACACCTTCGGCAGCAACGAGAAGATCGTCGGCGCCGTGTGGTGCAGCATCAAGTTCGACGTGCTGCTGTGCGGCGGCGGCACCCCCCAGGGCACCGCCCCCAACCACGGCCCCCTGCTGCGCGCCGCAGGGTGGGCGCAGACCATCAGCGCCGGCAACAGCGTCACCTACAACCCCATCAGCACCGGCGAAGAGTCGGGCGCCATGTACTACTACATGGACGGCGTGCTGCAGAAGATGCTGGGCATCCGCGGCAGCGTCAGCGAGACCTGGGAAGCCCGCAAGGCCCCGCGCCTCACCTTCAGCGGCCTGGGCCTGAACGTGCCCATGGTCGACGCCGCCATGCCCGTGCCCACGCTGCCCAGCATCCCGCGGCCGCTGGCCGTCAACAAGGCCAACACCGCCCTCACCATCGGCGGCTACGCCGTGCGGCTGAGCAGCCTCAGCCTGAACCAGAACAACGACGTCCAGTACCGCAACCTCACCGGTGTGGAGGACGTGCAGATCGTCGGCCGCCAGATGGCCGGCAAGGCCGTCATCGAGCTGCCCAAGGTCAGCGAGAAAGACTTCCTGGGCGCCGCCGGCCTGTGCACCCTGGCCACCCCCGTGGCCATCAGCCTCGTGCACGGCGCTGCCGCCGGCAACGTGCTCACCCGCAGCCTGCCCCGCGTGCAGCTCATGAAGCCCCGGCCCCGCGTCGAGCGCGGCATCGTCATGCTCGAGTGCGACCTGCACATCGCCCGCAACACCGGCAACGACGAGATGAGCCTCGTCTACACCTGAGCCGCCCGCCATGACCGAGCCCGCCAGCCTGCCCACCGCCCCCTTCGTGCTGCGCATGCCCGCCGCCTTCTGGTGGACCGTGCGCGTGCCCGTGCCCACCGACAACAGCTACCTGCTGGCCACGCTGGACCTGCAGTTCCGCCCCCAGCCCCAGACCCGGCTGGACCAGTACCGCGGCCAGGGCCTGGCCCCCGGCCAGAGCGTGCCCACCGAGCACGAGATCTGCCACGAAGTGGTGGCCGGCTGGCGCCACCTGCCCGACGAAGCCGGCACCCCCCAGCCCTTCAGCCCCCAGGCGCTGGACGCCCTGCTGGCCGTGCCCGCCGTGCGCGCCAGCGTGGTGGCCACCTACCTGTTGGCCATGCAGGGCCTGGCCGCCCGAAAAAACGCCTAGCGGCCGCCCGCCGCTGGGTGCACCAGCGGCGCGGCGGCCGGCCCCGCAGCGCCCCCGGCGCCGACCTGCAGCGCATGGGCGTGCCCGCCGACGAGGCCCAGGCCTGGCTGGCCGCCCAGACCCCCGACGACACCGCCCCCGGCGACGACCCCGACGCCCCCGGCACCAGGGATGGCGACGAGTGCGGCAACGAGTGCGGCGACGACAGCGGCGACATCTGCGGCCAGCCCCCCGGCGCCCCGCTGGCCGTGTGGCCCGAGAACTGGCCCGTGCTGCGCGTGTGGATGCGCCTGCAGACCCAGTGGCGCGAAGCCACCTGGCTGGGCCAGCCCACCGGCGTGCTGCTGGGCCTGCGCTACCAGGCCGCCGGCGCCGTCATCGCCCGGTGCCTGCGCGGCAGCAGCCCGCAGGCGCAGGACACCGTCTTCGAGCAGCTGCAGGAGATGGAGCACGAAGCCGTGCAGGAGAGCGCCCGCCATGCCCAGTAGCAGCCAGATCGACGAAATCGGCATCCGCCTGCGCGCCGACGGCGTGGTGGAGCTGACCAACGGCATGCGCCTGTCGGCCGACGCCGTGGCCCAGCTCGGCCAGCGCCTGGACCAGGCTGCCCAGCCCCTGGCCCGGCTGGAGGCCGGCGGCACCCGCACCGCCGCTGCCGTGGCCACCGTGCCCGGCGAGCTGGCCCGCCTGGTGGCCGGCCTGGCCACCGGGCAGGCCGGCCTGGCCGGCACCGCCCTGGCCACCGGCCAGCTGCAGGGCGCCCTGGCCGGCCTGGGCCCCGCCGGCCAGCTGGCCGTGGGCGCGCTCACCCCCGTGGCCGCCGCTGTGGCCGCCCTGGGCGTGGCCTATGCCCAGGGCAGCGGCGAGCAGGACAAGCTGCACCGCAGCCTGGTGGCCACCGGCAACGCCGCAGGCACCACCCTGGGCGAGCTGGTGGCCATGGCCCAGGGCGTGGACGCCGTGGTGGCCACCCAGGCCCGCGCCACCGACGTGCTGGCCGCCCTGGTGGCCACCAGCACCGTGGCCGGGCAGGACCTGCGCAAGTTCACCGAGGTGGCCCTGCAGGCCGAGCGCGTCACCGGCCAGGCCGCCGAAGAAATCGTCAAGCAGCTGGCCGAGCTGGGCCGCGCGCCCGTGCAGGCCTCGGTGCGGCTGAACGAGAGCACCCACCACCTCACCGTGGCCCTGTACGAGCAGATCCGCGCGCTGCAGGAGCAGGGCCGCATCAGCGAAGCCGCCAGCCTGGCCCAGAACGCCTGGGCCGACGCCACCCGCACCCGCACCGCCGAGCTCGAGACCCGCCTGGGCCTGCTGCAGCGCGGCTGGCACACCCTGCGCGACGCCGCCAGGGACGCCTGGGACGCCATGCTCAACGTGGGCCGCCCCGCCACCCTGGAAGAGCAGCTGGCCACCGCCCAGAAGCAGCTGGCCGAACTGCCCGAGCCCCGCCGCGGCACCAACGCCGTGGTGGGCCAGCAGCGCCGCGACGCCCTGCGCCAGCACGTGGACGACCTGCGCCTGCAGATCTACCTGCAGCGCGAGGCCGCCGCCGCCGACAGCGCCGCTGCCGACGCCACCCGCCGCCACATCGACGAGCGCGAAAAGCGCCAGCCCCGCGCCGGCGGCGCCGGCCGTACCGCGCGCGACGAGCCCGAGCGCGGCTGGTCGGCCTACCGCACCTGGGGCGACGCCGGCCGCGCCGAAGTGGCCTGGCCCGACCAGCAGGCCCGCCAGGCCGAGCGCGCCAAGGCCATCGAGCACACCGCCCAGCTGTCCGCCCGCCAGGCCGACGCCCTGGAGCGCGAAGCCGCCGCCCTTGCCAACCACACCGCCGAGATCGGGCTGGACGCCGGCGCCGTGACCGAGCGGCGCCAGGCCCTGCTGGACGAGCAGATCGCCCAGGTGGCCAGCCAGCTGGCCGTGGTGGAAGGCGCCGCCGCTTACGACCAGCACACCCAGGCCCTGCAGCGCCAGCTGGCCGCGCTGGGCCGCCTGAAGGCCCTGCAGCAGGAAGCCGCCGACAAGACCATGGTCGAAGGCATCCGCAAGGCCCGCGCCCGCCAGGAGCAGGAGGACGCCGCCGACGCCCGCCGCCGCACCGAGCGCCTGTCCGACAGCATCGAAGAGGGCATCCTCAACGGCTACCGGGCCGGCCGCTCAGCCAGCGACATCTTCCTGGCCGAGCTGAAAGCCCAGTTCGCCCGCACCGTGCTGCGGCCCATCATCAGCCCCGTGGCCCAGGGCATCAGCGACCTGCTGGGCAACCTGGCGCGCGGCCTGGGCCTGGGCGGCCAGGCCGCCGGCGCCACCAGCGCAGCCAGCTTCATGGCCGACGCCAACACCATGGCCGGGCTGTTCCACAGCGGCGGCGTGCCCGCGGCCGACGGCGCCGCCGCCACCCGTGCGCTGCCCGCCAGCACCTGGGCGGGCGCGCCGCGCTTTCACACCGGCATCGGGCCCGACGAAGTGCCCGCCGTGCTGCAGCGCACCGAGGGCGTGTTCACCGCCGGCCAGATGAAGGCCCTGGCCCCCGTGGCCAGCCTGGAGCGCGCCGCCGGCGTGCGCATCAACTTCTCGCCGGTCTACAACATCGACGCCCGCACCGACGGGGCCCAGGTGTTGGCCCTGGTGCAGGGCGTGTCGCGCCAGGCGCAGGCCGAGCTGCTGGACATGATGGACAGGAGGATGGCCTGA